GGTTCTGCGATGAGCACGGCTCTTGCCGAAGCTCTTGGTTCGAACGCAACAAACGACTTCCGTGAAATGGCGTTCGACATCGACAAGGTTACCGTGTCGGCTGAATCTCGTGCTCTGAAGGCCGAATACTCAACAGAACTTGCACAAGACTTGATGGCTATCCACGGGCTTGATGCTGAAACGGAACTGTCGAACATCCTGTCGTCTGAACTTCTTGCGGAAATCAACCGTGAAGTTGTTCGCGCCGTGATCCTGACAGCCAAGCCGGGTGCTGTGAATACGACTGCCGCTGGTACATTCAACCTAGACGTTGACTCAAACGGTCGCTGGCTGGTTGAAAAGTACAAGGGTCTGATGATGCAGCTTGAACTTGAAGCTAACCAGATCGCGAAGGAAACCCGTCGTGGCAAGGGCAACATCATCATCTGCTCGTCGAACGTTGCTTCGGCTCTGCAAATGGCTGGTCTGCTTGACTTCACGCCCGCTCTAAACGGCAACCAACTTCAAGTCGATGACACAGGCAACACGTTTGCTGGTGTTCTAAACGGACGCTTCAACGTCTACATCGACCCGTATGCCGGTGACGAATTTGCCGTGGTTGGATATAAGGGTGCAGTGCCGTATGACGCTGGTCTCTTCTACTGCCCATACGTTCCGCTTCAAAAGGTTCGTGCCGTTAACCCGGACATGTTCCAACCGAAGATTGGCTTCAAGACCCGCTACGGCATGGTTGCGAACCCGTTCTCTCGTGGAGCGACAGCTTCGAACGGCGTGCTCGTTCACAACGCGAACGTGTACTATCGAAGAATGCTTATCTCCAACATCCTCTAATAGAGGTTTCGAGCCAGACTCTAAAGAGAGCCCTCCTTAACCGGAGGGCTTTTCTTTTGCGTGTCGCATTGGTTCTTTAGAGATTCCACTTCCAAATCGTGAGCGAAGCGAACTTGGGAGGCGAAGCCGACCAATCGTAACATCCCTTATAAGGACTCTTAAGGACCTCTACCAGAGATGCTTCGCATCTCGTTCGCTTCGCTCACGGTCACTTTGATTGAATCATGGTTCCTTTGGCTTACGCCACTGACCTCTAAGGGACTCTTAAGGGATTATACCCGGCTGTCAACCATCGAGTCAAGGACAATCTGCACGTCCATAAATAGGAAGACACCCACTCCAAGGATGACTTCATGACCTGCAATGTCCCCGATACCTCACTGAATCCACTGTCGAATATGGGGTTTCGGATGGTCATCGACCGCCTGCCCACAGTGTCCTTCTGGTGCGACAATGTGCCGCTACCGGGCATGTCTATCCCTGAGGCCAAGCAGTCCACCCCGACACAAACCCTATACTGGCCGGGCAACGGGCTCATGACAGAACTACTAAATATATCGTTCCGGGTCAACGAAGACATGACCAACTATCTGGAAGTGTACCGCTGGTTGATTGAATGCGGCTTCCCAGATGACACCGAAGAATACGATGCCGAACGAAGAGGTGTCCTTTCCGACATGACCCTTCTCGTCTTGGACTCCAACAACAATGGGGTCATCGAATGCGTCTTCGAAAATGCTTTCCCAGTATCCCTTGGCGGAAGCGAGTTGGTCTTTTCTTCCACAACCACTGACATCCAATATCTCCGAGCAACGGCCTCCTTCCGAGTAAGGAGAATGAAGCCAAGGAGTGTCTAACAACACAAGGACTACATCATGAGACTAGAAGACCTTAAGGAAATCTACAAGAAGGACTGCCCGAAGGTAGACCAGAACCGATTGAAGACTGAAATCGTCAAGCTAAACGATCTCGTGACCAAGTACAACATCTGGCACGCCGAACAGACCCTTGTCTTCAAGCGCATGGAAAGGGAACTGGCGAAATTCAAGTCTCCGGCGACCCGCTACATCAACGGCTCCATGAACTCCAAGGAGTGTCAGGAACGAGGTCTCCCGGACCTCAGTGGTCGCCGCCCGTCCACGATAGGCGAAACGGAACTCCATGTCACGGCCTACATGGCGTCGAACAATGAAATGGCGTTCTTCCTAGATCGCTATGACGAACAAGAGATGGTCGTTAAGCTTCTGGACAGCATGGTGAAGGCCGTTACTTTCACCCGCAAAGAAACGCTCCTGTCGTATGAAAGACTAGAACTGGCGGGCTACATCGATGCCTGATGTAGTCATCGAGAAAAAGGACGAGACTCATCTTCGGATTTACACGTCTGACTCAATTGCCAGAGAATTCAACGAGTACTTCTCCTTCGAAATTCCGAATGCCATTCACATTGCTCGACGAAAGGGCATCAATTACGACAAGTGGGGTGGTAAAAAGAAGCTCTTCCACATGAATACTCGCACGTTATACGTGGGATTACTGCACAAACTTGTTGCTTTGTGTAAGAGAAGAGGCTATACTTATGAGATCGACTTTGAGATTACCGAAGAGGTAGATCACGACGAAGTTGACATGCTCATCGATAACTTGGAACTACCAGATGAGCCGTATTACTTCCAGAGGGATGCTGTGAAGTTTGTTCTTGAGAACAAACGCTCTCTTATCCTCTCCCCGACTTCATCTGGTAAGTCGGCCATCATGTACATGATCTCTCAACTTACACATGGCCGAACACTTATCACGGTGCCGACCATCTCACTGGTGAATCAGCTACGGGACGAGTTCATCTTCTACGGGGCCGATCCTCGCTCAATCCAGACCATCAACATGCACGCTCCTGACAAGGACATCCGTGCACCTATCGTGATCTCCACATGGCACTCGGTCTATGAGCTTCCCACGGAATGGTTCGACCACTTCAATGTCCTCATGGGCGATGAAGCGCACGGATACAAGTCCACGTCGCTTGTGCAGATGATGGAGGCTGCGGCCAACGTCCCGTACAAGATCGGCCTCACAGGCACGACAGACGACGTACAGGTCAACGAGATGGTCCTTGAAGGGCTGTTCGGTCGCCGCTTCGTCACCACGACTCTACGGGACATGATCGACGACGGAATCGCTTCCGACATTGAGATTGTGTGTCTGGTTCTCGACTATCCAGAAGAGGCCCGCAAGCTCGCGAAGAAGATGAAGTACGAGGATGAGAAACGCTTCGTGCACAATCACGAATGGCGCAACCATTTCATCGTGAATCTATCTGCGGCTTCGCCACGGCTGAACACTCTCACCCTATTCCAGAAGATCGAAGAGCACGGCCACAAGCTTCTCGCACTGGCGGAACCACGCACTGACAAGCAGGTCCACTACATCCACGGAAAGGTGGACGTGGAAATCCGTGACGCCATCAAGCGCATCCTAGAGGCCGATGCAGGGAACTCCCTCTATGCCTCTTACGGAACCTTCTCGACCGGCGAGAACGTGAAGAACCTCCACGAGATCATCTTCGCCTCTCCCTACAAGTCGAAGATCAAGGTGCTTCAGTCTATTGGTCGTGGTGCAAGAAAGCACGCCTCCAAGACTAAGATACGTGTGTACGACATAGTAGACGACCTGTCTTGGAACGGAAAGGACAACACCCTTCTAGAACACTTCAAGAGCAGAGTGGAAATCTACAACAAGGAATACCTCGACTACTCCATCAAAACCATAAAGGTCCGGGATGTCAAATAAAGAACCAGTCGTCAAAGCCCTCAAGCTGAAGAATGGAGAAGAGCTAATTGCTCTTGTCACTGGTGAGTCACTATTCAACCTGCATCTACAGAAACCGATGATCGTCATCCAGAATTACGATGACAAAATCGAGAACAACTACTTCGTCCTTCACCCGTGGGTGGTGATGAAGAAAGAAAATGACTGGGTGGACATTCCTAAGTCTGAGGTTTTGACCGCCTACGAAGTCTCCGAGGAAATGGTCTACTCTCACGACAAGATTTGGCAAGCATTTCATCTTGTCGTGGAGCACAACAAGAAGCTCATTGCCAAAAGAGCGGAACAAGAACGTGAAAGCCCAACGCCGAAGATCAATCAAGAGATGGTCTACGTGCAGCATGAACAGAAGTGGATACTATGAATGGCAGTTAGAAGAAGCAAGTCCTCAGCACATTACGTTGACAACAAAGTCTTCGAAGCGGCCATGCGTGTGTTCATCGAAGATTGCCGTGCGGCCAAGGCTGCTGGCAAAGAAAGACCCAAGATTCCAGACTACATCGGGATGTGTATCTTCAACATTTGTCACGGCCTAGGCAAGAAGATCAACTTCGTCAACTACTCCTACGTCTCTGATATGATTGGAGATGCTATGGAGAACTGCATTCGTTACATCGACAGGTATAACCCAGACCATCCGAGAGCCAATGCCTTCTCCTACTTCACGACAACAGCAGGCTATGCCTTCATCAGAAGGATTGACACGGAGAAGAAAGAAGCGTATGTTAAGGCCAAGTCCCTTCTTATGGCTGTGATCAACGATCAAGCCCCGGATGCGAAGGACTCGGAATTCTTCCTCTCAGACCACAAGCGCATGGAAGAGCATCACATCTATGATGTGATCTCTGACTTCGAAGTCAAGCGTGAGAAGAAGCGTGAGCGGGCCGCTGAGGCCAAGAAACTCAAGGAAAGTCAAAAGGAGTAATCCTATTGGCTTCCTTGGACAAGCTCAATGAATGGAAAGCCGAGCACCCAGAGAGGGTGAAAGAAGGTACTCGAAAACGAGTGCAGGCTTGGCGACATAAGAATCCAGACAAATACAAAGCACAAATAGAGCGCTCTTCTGAACAGAAGCGCCGTAGTGGTTATTACGAAAAGAACAAACGCACTCACATCAATCGCCAATTAGTCAAACAGTACGGCATTACGATTGAAGAGTATGAAGCCATGCTTGAGTCTCAAAATGGCAAGTGCGCTATTTGCGAAACAGAAACCTGTCCAACTGGAAAGAGGTTTGCCGTGGATCATTGTCACGATACCGGGAAGGTTCGTGGCCTGCTTTGTAAAAACTGCAACATCGGTCTTGGTATGTTTAAGGACGACGTGAAAATGGTCAAAAACGCATTCAAGTATCTTCGGAGTACTAAATGAAAATCGCGGTGGTCACAGATTCGCACTACGGTGTCCGTAGCGACAGTCCTGTCTTCCTCCAATACATCGTCGATTTCTTCACCAACCAATTCTTCCCGTATCTCAAGGCCCACGGCATCACTCACGTGATCCATGGTGGTGACCTTGTGGACTCGCGGAAGAAGGTGAACATCCGCACGCTGGAAGCCCTGCACAATTCATTCTTCGATCCCATCAAGACGCTGGGCATCGAAACCCTTGTGCTATGCGGCAACCACGATGTCTACTACAAAAACACGAACGAGTTAAACCTCGTTCGTGAAGCCTTCCATGACGAGCTACCGAAGCACGTCCACTTCGTCCAAGACATCGAGACGGTGAACTTCGCTGGCATCGACATAGACTGCTACGGCTGGATCAACCAGAGCAATATCGACGCCGCCCTCGCACTCATGGAAAAGCCGAAGTCGCGAGCGGCCTTCGGTCACTTTGAGTTTGCCGGGTTCGAAATGAGCCGTGGCCAGATGATGCTCCACGGCATGGACCACAAGCTCCTACGCAACTACGAGTTCGTCGGCAGTGGTCACTACCATGAGCGCTCGCAGCGGGATAACGTCACCTACTTTGGTACGCCCTATCCGCTGACGTGGATCGACTACGGATGCCCTAGAGGCTTCCACGTGTTCGACACAGAGACGTTGGAGCTAGAGTTCGTCCGCAACCACAAGACGCTCTTCTACAAGCTCATCTACGATGACTCCGAGATGACGCTGGAAGAGCACATCGACCGCTACAAGTCCACGGACCTCAAGGATGCACTGGTGAAGATCATCGTGCACTCTTGTGCCCGCCCGGCTGAATTAGACCTCTTCAAGAAGGAGATCGAAAATCTTCAGCCGATGACGACGACAGTCATCGAGGACACCAAGAGGTTCGTCCTTGAAGAGGTGGAGCTACAGGAATATGAGTCCACCCTCTCTGTCCTCACCCGATATGCTGACGTGGCTGAGATTGACCAGAAGGACGAACTGAAGTCCTTCCTCACCGAAATCTACCACGAAGCCATTGCCGAGAGCCTACATGATTGAGTTCCACCGTATCCGCTTCATGAACTTCCTATCCACCGGGGACCGTTTCTCGGAGGTGGATTTTCAGAAGACGGACAACACACTCATCGTAGGCAAGAACGGTCGCGGCAAGTCGCAGCTATGCGACGCCCTTTGCTATGCGCTGTTCAATAAGCCCTTCCGTGAAATCAACCTCCCACAGCTAATCAATTCCGACACACAGGCCAACCTCCTTGTGGAGGTTGAGTTCACCGTGCGTGGCTCGCACTACAAGGTCTGTCGTGGCATGAAGCCCAAGGTCTTCGAAATCTGGAAGAACGATATCATGCTGAATCAGCCGGGTGACAATGCGGATTTCCAGACGATCTTGGAACGCGACATCCTACAACTGACGTACAAGGCGTTCACGCAGATCGTGATCCTTGGCAAGGCGAACTACACGCCCTTCATGAAGCTCAAGACACCAGACCGCAGAGCGGTCGTGGAGGACCTTCTGGACCTCACTGTGTTCTCTGCCATGGCCAAGATTTGCAAAGGTCGCATGGACGAAAACAAGGACGCCATGAAGGAAAATCAGTTTGCCCTCAACCAGACTGAAAACACCATCATCCAAAAGCAGAAGTCCATCGCCGTCATCGAGCAGAATAAGGAAGCGATGATCGAAGAGGCTGAGGCTCGCAAGACTCAGACCGAGGAAGAGATCGGAGAGATCGAAGCCGCCATTGAGGAAAACGAAAAGATCGTCACGGAGTCCGAGGCGAAGTTGAACGCCCTTCCCGATCTAGAGGATAAGGTAGAGGTCGCTGAGAAGGCGCTCGCCAAGCTCCGCCGCGAGCAACAGACCCTTGACACCGACATCGACTTCTTCGAAACGCATGAGAAGTGCTCTGAGTGCAAGCAAGACATCTCCAAGGAGTTTGCCGAGAGAATGCTCACGAACCTGCGTGTGGAATGGCACAACAAGGAGCGCATGAAGGTCAAGGTCGAAGCCAAGATCAAGGAACTCGACACGGCCATTGAAGAACTTGCCCCTGTCCAGACGGCTCGTGGACAGGCCAAGAATTCCAACATCAATCTGCGTGCCAAGCTGAACTCCAAGATCGCCTACATCCGCTCGCAGGATGAGGACATCGACAAACTGCGTGCCAAGACCGATTCCTCTGACGGCCTCAAGGAAGAGGTGGCGGCGCTCATGAAGAAGCGTGACCGCCTGATCGCAGAG